CATCAAAGGAATGTATGGGCAGTAGAATGCAGCCGCATCAGCCTCAGATGTTCCTTTGTAACCAATAAGAACTTGGTTATCTTGGATTGTCTGTGAACCGCTATCTGGCATGTATGCGTCAACATAAATTCTCATAGCGCCATTCAATGTACCAACAAACTTAGTGTTTGTAGGTGCTTCAAATGTACCTTCTGTTGTACGAGCAAATGCGCTTGTAGTAGCAGATTGTAGAATTGTCAAAGCCTGGTTAGAAACAACAGCCCAGTTACCAGCACCACGACGTGTACGCTGAGCAATTAAGTTAGCAACACGGTTGATTTGGATAGCAAGAGCGGCGTGCTCATCACCAACGAAAGTTGCAGTACCGCTAACCAAAGATTGGTCATAAGTTTCTTCAACTGTACCTAGAGCACGTAGGCTGCTTAGGATTTCTTGGTCGATTTCAGCAGTAATTTCTTGTGCTAGAGCGGCCATAATTTCTGCTTCGATGTCAATACCTTGTTGGGCTTGAGCGTCTTGAGCAGCCTCGAATGTCCAACGAGCGCTTAACTTGCGGCTCTTGGCTTCAACTGGGCTCTTCAAGATTTGAATGCTCATACGCTTACCTGGTTGACCTTCTAGAGTAGAAGTAGCAGCCGCACGTGGTGTGGTGCTGTTGTCGTTACCAGAATACGCTTGAGCGATCTTGAATGGGCTTAGTGCTTCTTCACCTGCTACAACTTCGTTGCTAGAATCAGCATAACGAACACGTAAAGTGTGAATCTGACCAACTGGTCCAGTCATTGGTTGTACACCGATGATCTCGTTCGCAATAACTGTCGGCATAACACGACGGATTACTGGAAGAATAACACGGTTTAATGTAGCGATGTTACCAGCGCTTGTTGCACCTGCTGAAGCGCTTTCACCTAAGTACTTACGTGTATTTTCTAGGCAAACTGCCATAGATGCTTTACGGGTACCGGATAGGCCTTCAAGCAGAGCCTCTTTGGTCTCTGACCATCTTTCATTTAATAGTTGTGACATTTTTGTCGTCTCCTTGAATTATTTTAGACCCGCTAACTTGCGGATGTCTAGAATGTTGTCTAAGCCTACCTCAGGCTTGCTTTCACGATTTCCTGTTACTCCTGCGCTTTCTGAAAGCACTGCCTTTTTAGGTGCAGACCTCTTTTGTGCGCCATCCATAACTGCTGGTAGGTACTTGTCGAATGATTCTGTAAGTTTCTTAGTCTGAACAGACTCTAGAAGTTCTTTCATAATCGCTCTCTTGTCAGCACTTAAAGGTGCCAGTAACTCGCTCATAACAGCCTTACGTTCCATTAAATCTTTAGTAACACGAATTTCGCGTTGTGCAGACTCTACTAAACTTGCTTTCTCTGATACGGCTTGTTTTGCTTCTGCAAGTTCACTTTCTTTCTTAGAAATAATCTTTAACAATTTACTTGTTTCAGATTTCTCATTTAAATAAGAACCTGCAAATTCTTGTGCAAATGCTTCATAAATCTTACGACCAAAATCGTTGTTACGTGCGCTGTCAATGTCTTCTTTCAACTGATGAATTTCAGTTGTAAGTTTTCTGGTGACTGCTGTCTCAACTACTTTAGCAGAACGTTTAATGAATGTTTGCTTGATATCTTCAAACTTGCTCTTTGCTTCACGGACTAACTTAACCTTTGTTTCGGCTAAATCTTTCTTATCAGCGGCAAATTCTTGGATTTCTTTTGCTAGAGCGTGTACTACGAAACTCTCTAACTTAGAAAAGTTCTCAGAAACTTTCTTACGATCGCTTTGGAACTCTACCAATTCTTTTCCTAATTGATTGATAACAAAACCTTCTAACTTTTTAGCATCTTCTGCAATACGTGTGCGGTATGCGGCTTTTGCTTCTGCTAGTGCTTTCTTGTCTTCATGCAATTCGGACATCTCAACGACTAATCTCTCGCTTAACATCTTGTCGATTGCTTCAACCATGAGCCCTTTATCGTGCTCATACTTGCCTGCAAACTCTTCACGAAGTTCTGCGGTAACTTGGTCGCGAGTTTCTTGAATCTTAGATGCAAGTGCAGTTTCGACAACGGAACGTGTCTCTTCTGTCATTACACCTGACTCAACTAACTGTTTGAATGCGTCCAACATTTATTTCTCCTCGGGCTTATTTTAGACCTTTAATAACATTAAGGAGTGCTTCCTTAAGGTATTTCTGGGCCTTTGGATCTTCTTTTACTTCTTGTGCAACTGTGAATGCTCTCATGCCGCCACGTGTGTTCATGATATGCTCATAAACTGGTGTAGGATAAGCGCCAGGTGCGCTAGGTTGTGCAACTACGTCGACTGTGATAATCTCGAAATCGGATACATGGCCATTCATGTCGTTGACATTGCCACTACCACGAGAACTAACACCAAGTTTTACACCGCTTTCAAGCATAGTGCGAACTAAGTTACCCATCGGTGTAGGCAAAATTTTCATCTTGCCATAACCATTAGGACCCTCCATCCACATTTGAGTAATCATATGGGATACACGGTCCAAATTTACTTTTAGATCATCTGGGTGATCAACTTCACCTAATACAGAATACCCGTTTTGAATTTGATCGTTAAGTGTTTTCACAGCACGTTCAATTTCATCTACAGGGTAGACACGTTGATTAGCATTGCGAATACCACCCTGAATAGCAATGCCTTTAAGGTAAAGGCTCTTGCCATCCTTGTCGTCAGACTCGAGTACAACTCCAGCCTGATCAAAACTTAGGTTTTCACGTAGATAGGAAATCTGCTTCATCCAGGTTCTCTAATTATTTGCTTTGTGGCAAGAATTGACGCTTTGTTGCCGGGTCAATACTTGTCTGACCTGCTTTGTCACCGGAGCCAGAACCTACTGGACCTGGACCTGCGCCACGCTTCTCTGCACCGTGGCCACCTTTAACGTTGCTTAGTGTTTTAACACCAGACTTCTTACCGTCAACGTTGTTTAGGCCGGAAGCAAACTTTTGACTAGCAACTTGTGCAATACCCTTGTTTAAAGAGTCTGGACGTTCGCCAGTGTTTGTTCCTTTACCAACTTTCTGGTCACCTAGAATGTTACTTGCAGATGCGCCAGTTGTAGGCTTTCCTTTGCCAGAACTGATTGGGCTACGGCCTTCAGCAGTACCAGGCATTGCATCGCCGGTGTTAGCACCTACGATTTGACCTTGTGTCTTCTGGCTGTTCTTTTCCCAGTCGTTTCCAACTTTTTCGCTATATTCGCGTAGACGGCGTCCTTCGAAAGCAGGCGAACCCATTTTCTCGTCACCACCAAATTCGTCGCCGCCCATATCGTCGCCGGAATCGAATTCGTCTCCACCCATTTCACCACCTTGTGCTTTTTCTAATTCAGCAAAAGCGGCTTCTAATTCTTGAATAGCATTCTTGATATCAAAGATTGCTTGTTCTTCGCCACCTTCGCCACCCATTCCTGGTTCGTCGTCTGTAGCACCAATGTCGCTTCCGAAGTCGTCAGTAGCGTCACCGCCCATGTCGTCTTCTTCGTCGTCACCGTCCATCATGTATGAATCTTCTAAATCAACGCTTTCGTCGGCTTCTTCGTCAGCGCCTTCGTCCATTGATTCTTCGTCGTCCTCAGCGGACTCATCCATTTCTTCGTCGTCTGCAGACTCATCCATTTCTTCGTCGTCTGCGGACTCATCCATTTCCTCTTCGTCGTCTTCTTCGGCGATTAGGTTTTCGTAAATATCTCTAGATTTCTCTACAACGATTTCGTGGAATAGTTCATTTGCTTTTTCCATTTCTTCATTGACAAGGTAATCTAACAATTGTTCAAATTTTGTAGACATGTTAAGGTATTCTCCTGTTTATTTGTAGCGGCAAGGCTGTATGGTATTTACTATTGCAAACAGATTGGTGTAAGAAACAGGCCTAAAACGAGCCGTTTTGACCACAAAGACGCAGAGATTGCCCCTGGATTTGATATTTTTGTTAAAAATATTTAGTTTCTAACAAAAAAAATTATGTTATGCTTTTAAGCAGGTGCCGCTTCGGGTGGAGGAGCGGCATACATTTTTCGGACTAAGCCAAGTTCTTCGCGCTTTTCTTTATCGTGAGACTCGGCTGCTTTACGAATATCGTTAATCATTTTTAATGTTAAACGAGTTTTTCTTAGGTCAGAACTCTTTAAGACACTGGTATCATTCTGACTTAGATACCTGTTGTCGTCTTGAGGATCTGAATGCTCGCGGTCAAAATAAATGAATTCTCTTAAAAACATAATTGTATTTATGCGGCAGGTGGAGGTGCCGCTTCTCCTTCAGCAGGTGGTGCAGCCGCTGGATCTTCGCCTGGTTCAGTGGCAGGAGGTTCTGAAGATCCTAGCGAACTTACATCGCCTGCCATTCCGTTAGCAGTAATTCCTGCTCCGCGTAATTCACTACTTGCGCTTAGGTATTGATCTTCGTCAATGTTCTCTTCTTTCCATAGCGTTTCGTTTTGTGCAACTTCTTCTCTTGTTAAACCTAAGAAGCGTTCCATTGCAAATCGTTTAGATACAAAAGGTACCGCTACCATTGTGTTAAATGTATTAACACGGGCAGTATCCATTTCTGCTTGGCGATAAGACGCAAAGTTTTGCGGTGGATTAAACTTTAAATCAAAAATATTGCTGTCTACATTAATACCTTGGGTGTGTAGATACAGTTTAAATTCTGTATCGAACGGCTCATTCATTAAACTTTGTAGTCGCTCGCAGTATTTGTTGAATCGTAATTCTTGTATGTAGGCTGTTCCAACTCGACCATCATTAAAGTTTGATCCTCCGTCGTCGGAACCAGTAGGTAGATAACTGCTAGGAATGCGTAAAGCCCTAAACAACTTATTAGTAAAATACTTAAGATCATCAATCTCTCCTAGGTTTTGTCCACCTTGCAAGATCTCAACTTTACTACCTCGACCTTCTGCTGTCTGCGGAAAGAAGTAGTCTTCATTGATACTTAATGGATTATAACTTGCGTCAACAACACTAGATCCGCCACCTGTTACAGATGGAATACGGCGTTGGTTAACTTCGTTTTTAACACGCTCAACAAAGGACATAGCCAAGTGACTTGGCATATTACCTACGTCAATATAAAATACTCTGCGCTCTGGCGCACGTTGTATACGATAGATCAAGATAGCATCTTCCAGCAATTCTTTTTGTTTGAATACTTTGAAGATACTTTCCATTAGACTGTTGCCAAATGGGAAGTTGTTATCTAAACCTTCGCTCATTGAAATATGAATTACATGGCGTGCATCAATTGCATATTGATTTTGATTTTCAGAGAAGCGGCTGCTGTTTGCAGTTGTCGGAAACGAACCAACCATACCGCGTGATCCACCAGCACCACCTTGCCCTGTTCCGTAACTTCCACCAAATTGGCTTCCGCCTCCATGTTGGTTACTAGGTTGGATGGCAGTAGTTGCTAGTGTTTCTAAGTTAGGGTTAAAGTCTCGAATCATATATTGTTCGGGCTTTTTGCCTTCTGATTCATTGACAATAATCTTATCTACTTTCTGAGGATCAATATACATCCATGTTTGATTTTCTGGATCACGAACAAAGAAACTATCACCATACTTAAATGCGTTGCGAACAATCTTAAACATCCTAACAGGAAACTTGTTCATTTTACACCATTGTTGCAGGTACTTTCTAATAATTTTAATTTCAGTACCAGTTGCCTGTTCTTTGAATTTAATTTCAAATGGTGTGCCATTTTCTTGATTAGGTTGGCAGCAAAATTCTGCTAAGATATCTAGGGCCGCATTAACTTCGCTGTCGCTGTCCATAGTATCGTATTGTCCATAACGTTCTAAACGATTAGGATGTCCTGCGTAAACGTCAGGTAGGTAACTAGAATAATTTGAACGACTTGCAGTTGGAGACATACCGCCACCACCGCTAATTGGGCTCATCTTGCCAGTTGTACTAACAGGGGTAAAGTATTTTTTCCAAGACATAATTTATTTTTAAGCAAACAGATTAGGGTTAAGAGACTTGGTTGCGCTATGTGTATTTTTGGTATTTTCAGCCGTATCTTTCATATATCGCAGTATCTCTTGCATAGTCTTATTTAACGCCGCCATCTCAGAACTTGCATTTTGTTGGCCGCCCGTAGTGGCAGTCATTAATTTTGCAGTGGCAGATCCAACAGATTGGATTGCCGATCCGATGCCTTCGAGCACTCCTGGTCCTTTTAACACTTCTTTTAATTTTTCTGCTTTAGCAATGTCTACAGTATTAACGGCTTTACCAAATGCAACAATACCTTGAGCATAGGTGTTAATGGCTGGTCCAATTGCAGTTAGTTGTGGTAATATTGGAGTTAGCGTTAATACAGCATCTTTGATTTGTCCAATTGGGCCGCCACCGGAAAAGAAACTAAGCAGTTTTGTACCTACGGCTCCCAGTCCTGCTAATACACTCCCTGCGGTAAATGCTACCATAGCAATACCTAATGCTCCTATGCCTGCGGCAACTTTTAATAAATTCATTCCATCAATTTCTGCAATTGATTTTAATCCATTAGCAAACACAGGTAATCCTAGCCCAATCAATGCAATTGCGGCAGAAATACCAGCGCCTAAAATAGCAATAACACCTGCTACTGCGCCTGCACCAATTAACATAGGTACTGCAATAGGCGCTAGACTTGCAAGTCCACGACCTAATGATTTAATAAATCCAACAAAGCCTCCGCCTGCACCACCCCCGCCAACACCTGCAAGAGCACCTGCACCTGCTGGCGCTACTGCTCCGCCACCACCACGGATTGCTCCCAATGCCGCACTGGCTGCTCCTTTTGCTCCACCACCTGCCGCGGCAATTGCACGTTTACCTACTAGATAGATATCATATGCAACCATACCTGCTTTAAGTGCAATTACTGCCGCGCTCAAACCTAACAACGCCGGACCTAAATATTTTAATGCTGGAGTTAAGAAGGCAACAATAGGAGTAACTAATCCCATTAAAACTTGACCAAATTCTTGTAATGTCTTTTTAGAATCGGCCATTGTTCTTGCTTCGCTCTCTGCCTGTTCTTGCTGTTTTTTACTAATTGCTTTAAATGCATCAGAATATCCTTCAGCAGTAGAAATACCCTTGGCATTCATCTGATTTTGTAGAGCAATCGCACCAGTGATAGTTTTGTTACCTTGTAAAGACAGTGCATCACCAGTTCTACCTAACTGTTTTGCACCGTCAACTGCACCCATAACAAACTGACCGTTAGCCTTGCGAACATCGTCCATGCTGGATCCAGTTTTCATTGCAGTATTGGTCATTGCAGTTAGCCCATTGTATGCTCCGGGCAATGTACCTGCTAGTTGTTGTGCTTCTTTTGTCAAAGGAGGCATACCTAATGCAGTACTCATAACTGCATCTGTTGCACCTGCAATACCACTTGCCGCGGCCGCATCATATGCAACTTGCAACTTCAACCGTTCTTCTTCACCGAGACTTTGCATCTTGCGTTGGAACGCTGCCTGTGCAGCCGCCTTCTTTTGTTCTTCTTCCATGGCTTTACGGTTAGTACCCGTAAATTGAGCAACTTTATCTAATTCTTCTAAATATGCGGCTGTTGATTGTGTAATTTTTTCAGTATTGGCTAACTCTGCTTTTGTTCTACCGCCAGTATTAGCAATATAATTCAACATGCCATTGTTAACATCTTCAGTAGTATAACCTAACGCTAATAGTTTACTACCTGCATCGCTACTAATAAGCGAATTACTCATTTTAGCAAATGCCATAGCACCGTCGTTGGCGCTAGTTCCCATCATGGCTAATGTTTTACTATTTGCTTTTAAAATACTTCCAAACTGTTCCAAAGTAACATATGCATTAGCAGATGCCATTCTCAAATCTGTTAGACTACCACCAAAATTAACACCAGACTCTGTTAAAGACTGGTACGTCTTCATGTTTGTTTCTTGGAATGCGGCCAGCATAGAGAATGCTTGTGCAACTCTTCCGATGCCAAATGGAAGTCCCTTGAACGCTTCAAGGCTTGCACTTACGCTAGGATTGCCAGACATTAACTGACTGGCTAATGCTCCTAATCCTCCTGCGGCTGCTCCAGACATTTTGTCTAGAACACTTATACTCTCGTTGGCTTTCTTGACGGTTTCTGCGTTAATACCAGCGGCGCCAGCAGTACCTGCAACTTTTGCGGCAGCGGCTGATCCACCTTGTGCCTGTACGGCTTCTATTAATTTTAAGAGCGTGGCTTCGGTAGCGGCATTTTCTAAGAATACCTGTTCTTGTCCTATCGAGCCTCTTACAGTTTCTGCCATTGTTTTCCTGTGGTTTTATGCGTATATAAATACTAAAAAGAAGATTACCAAATATCTTTAAGTTATTTATTCGGAGATAAAACCATATGAATCCCAACGGAAATCCACTGAGCATGTTTATGCGTCAGCCAAAAATTTACATCAGACTACCAAGTAATGGTGAGTATTGGCCTGAAGGTAGTTTAGAAATGACGGAAACAGGCGAGTTCCCTGTGTATTCTATGACAGCCAAAGACGAACTTATGCTCAAAGTTCCCGATGCATTGATGAACGGTCAGGCAGTTGTTGATGTTATTCAACATTGTATTCCTAACATTAAGAATGCATGGGGGTGCCCTAGTTTAGATTTAGATATGATTTTAATTGCTATTCGTCTTGCAACCTACGGAGAAATGATGTCAACTCCTGTTAAGTTTAGTGAAGACTTTGAAATGGAATATCAAATCGACTTGCGAGTGCTCATGGACAGATTAATGCAACAAATCAAGTGGGATCCAGTAGTATCAGTTACCAACGAACTTACAGTATTTGTTAGACCGTTAAACTATAAACATATTAGTCAGGCTGCAATCAAAACTTTTGAAACACAAAAAATTATGCAGGTAGTTAATGACGATAAAATGCCTGAAGAACAAAAAATTAAATTGTTTAAAGAAAGTTTTAAAAATTTAAGCGATGCTACACTAGGTACTATCTCAGATAGTATTTTTAGAATTGATAGTGTTGCAGGTAGTACTGATAATCCAGAGTTTATTGCTGAATTTGTAAACGGAATTGATAAAGAAATGTTTAATGTAATTCAAAAACATCTTGAAGCACTACGAGATGAAAATACTATTAAACCGATGTCTGTAGATGTTACTCCAGAAATGAAAGAACGCGGAGTAGTAGGTGACAAAGTTGAAATTCCAATAACGTTTGATCCGTCAACTTTTTTCGTCTAAGGCTTTTGACCCTCGATCTTGAGGGAATCAACGGGCTTGTACGAGACTATGAAGTAGAGTCAAAAGCCTTAAAAGACGAATTGTTTAAAATCTGTTGGTATATGAGAGGAGGTATACCTCCGTCTGAAGCATATATGCTTACCTACGAAGACAGAGAAATTATTGGAAAGATCATCGAGAAGAATCTCGAAATTACCAAAGAAAGCGGACAACCGTTCTTTTAAATAACCATTCCTAAAAACTTGCTCTTAAACTCAGCAAGTTTTTTCTTTTTCTTCTTCTTAGATTCGTGAATTCCTTTTGCCGCGCCCTGCTGAATAGCAAGTTTGTCTGATGCAGTTTGTTGAAATCCTGGTTTTGCCTTAGCGGCTTTAACAGCGGCAACTAGTGCATCATCTGCGGCAGATGCAGTAGCATTAGCCTGTTTTGTTTTTTCTATGTCAGCGTTACGCTGGTCAGCATCTGCTTGATTCTTTGCCGCTTTATCGGCTGCGGCTTTTGCAGGATCAATTTCTACACCTTGGTTTGCAGGTGCTTCTGGAGCGGCAGGAGTAGGCGCTGGCGCTTCACTACCACCTTGTAATTTTGCTAATAGTTCTTTCTTTTGATTAGCATCTAGTCCTTGAACTTGTTGCATAATGCCGTCAAGTGCTGGATCAGCGGCAGGAGGTGCGTTAGGGTCTTGTGTAGTTCCTTGCTTTGCTCTTGCTAGTAAATTGTTAGTACCTACTTCACTACCTGGAATTCCAGTGTTTGTAGAACCGCCTGCGGCTGGAGCAGAACCGCCTGCGGCTGGAGCGGCTGATGGGTCATCATCTCCGGCTGCGGCTACTGTACTACGACCGGCAGCAAAACCTTTTTTGGCAGCATCCCACATACCTGCTACGCCGCCTGCTACTGCTCCTACACCTTTAGCCAGTTTGCCAGCGCCATATCCAAGTGCTGATCCTAACCCTTCATTGATATGTTGTTGATAATAACTAGACATTAATTTTACAGCAAACTTAGCATCTAATTGTTGTGCTTCTTTGATACCAACTTCTTGTACCGCTAGTTTGTAACCTACCTTGCAGATTTCGTTATGAGATTGGATACCTCTAGGAATTTGTTTTGCAACACGCTCATATAGTGGTGTGTTTGATTCTTTAATAAGATGAGTAATTTTCATATTCTATTCCTGTTTATCCTTGTAACGCGGCTATAATTTTTTGTTTGTCGGCTGGTGCAAGTTTATTAATCTGTGCAACTAAGTTGTCAATATTTACCCCACCTGCGGCTGGTGGAGTTGAGGTTAGTTCTTTAGTGCCTGTCTCTGGCTCTGTGGCAGGTGTTTCGGGTGCAGTTGGCTCAGTAGCAGGTGTTTGCTCCGGATCCATTTTGGGTTCTATCTGTCCAGTAGGTTCAGGTAATTTTAAATCTGCAAAAACTTTACTAACTGTTTCTGCAGGAACACCTGCACTCTGTAGTACTTTAGCAACTTCTTCACTATCTGTTGGACTACCGGCAGCAGCCCATGCTTTGTTTAATGTATCTGCTGTAACTCCGCCTGCGGCCGGAGCATCACCTTTCTTTCCGCCACCAAACATGCCTTTGATAGAATCCATGATGCCTTCTTTAACAGTTGCTTTTAACTGTAGGCCATGTACACGCTGACCTTTTGATTCTTGAACCAACCACTTGCGTAGAGTTGCTTGTTTGTCAACATACTTGCACTCTGCAAAACTTTCTTTCAGTCCGCGAGTGTTAGGATTTTTATTAGCCCAATAGTCTTTAGCATTTTGTGTACCTTGGGCAGCATCAGACGCCTGCTGTTGTTGTCTTGCGGTAACAGCGGCTTGTTGATCAGGAGTCATTTGATCCCATGCCGGACCGGAAGAAATTGGTTGTCCTGTTAAACGATTGATTCCCGGTGGTGTTTCGCCTGGCATTCTTCCAGTTGCAGGTTCATCCATGGGCACTACTTGCATCGGCTGTCCGTTTGCGCCAATAGGTGCAATACCTGCATCGAAATTGCTGCCAATTGTAGGCTTAGGAGCATTCGGACTACCTGTGTCTGTACGCCATTGATCTAAGTTTGCGCGAACTTTG